CCCGCTCGAACAACGTCCCATTCCGGTTGTAGGTCGGGATGATGACCGAGACGAGGCTCACTCCAGCGCCTTCCGGACCACCTCGATGTCCAGATGGCGCTGCCCTGCAAACCACTCGTCGTACGCAGCACGATCGTGGTTGTACATCTCGTCGGTGTTGACCCGCAGGTGGTTGGCGTCCCACTCGCCCTTACCGGCGATCGGGTGCATGTGCTCGATGATGACGTCCGGCAGGTAGTACAGGCTGCCGGTCGCGTCGCCGAGCGTCTTCCACGTGTTGTCGAGGTAGAGGTGCTTGCAGTTCGGCGGGCCGAACCAGCCGAGCGCCTCCACGATCTTGCCGCTGATGAAGACGGCGGTGGGCAGGTGGTCATGCATGTACAGGTCATCCCCGTACACGAAGCCACCGCCCGTATCGGACATGACCTGCCCGATGACGCGATCCCATCCCTTGGTCCGGAACCGGTGGTCGTCACCGATGAAGCCGAGGACGTTGGACCGCTTCACCCACCGCATGGCGGCGTAGTTGAGCGCCTTGTTCATCGTCCCTGACTTGTCACGGGGCACGAGGTCGATCCGGAGATCAATCGTGTCCTCGGCCATCGCGACGTAGTCCTTCAACGAGGGGTCGTCATCGTCCAGCACGCCTACGAAGATGCTTGACTTCTCCATGGTCGTGTCGTGGAACGAAAGCCACGCCTCACGCAGTGCCTCCGGGTTGCCCCGGGACGGGCACAGCACGGTGATTTCCACCGGTCCCTCCAAGATGAGACCTACGTCTCGTCGTACGAGTAGGAGATCGTCTCCTGCGTCCAGTTGCCCGGGTTCGCGGTGGAGTCGACCTGAAGCTGGAACAGGACGAACTTGGTCGTCGCGTTCGTCGCCGAGTAGGACGCGGTGTCCCACGTGGCCTTGTTGCCAGCCGTGTACGAGGTGAAGTTCGCGTTGCCGATCGTGGTGGCACCTGTCGTCCCCTGCGCGTAGGTCGCGTAGTTGGACGTGAACTTCAGCGTGGTCGACGTGTCGACCGCACCGTCGCCCCAGATCTTGAAGTTGGTGACGCCGTTGGCGGGCGCGGTGTCGATCTTGAGCTTCAGCCACTTCTCATAGCTGTTCGTGCCGACGGTGATCGGGTTGGCCTGCCGGTTGGCAAGCGTGTTCGTCGCGTTGTCGGCCGAGATCAGATCGATGCCCGTAACGGCGCTGGACTCTGTCGCGCCTGCGCCGGTATAGACGCGCAGGCTGAGAGAGGCAGCCATCAGGACTCCTTCTTGGTGTTACCGGTCGAGGGCTTGCTCGACGGCTTGGATGGGCTTCCCGCCGTAGGTCCATCCGAACTGGGTCGCTGGTTGGCCTTCTCCATGACTTCCTTGGCGGTAGGAACGTCATCGAGAAGCACAGCTCCGGTCGGTGTGATGACCATCAACGAGTCGTATTGCTTGCCGGTGATCGGTTCCCGGCCATCTTCCTGCCGCGCCTCGTTGATCGTCTTCCAGCTGACGCCCGCGAGAGCACGCTGGTTGATCTGGGCACGTGACAGGCTTTCCTTCAGGTTCAGGCGGGTGTACCTGAAGCAGAGGTTGTTGTCCTGACCACCGAAGGTCGGATCCCAGACGATCTCCCTCGTGAGGTACGTCTGGATGAGTCCGAGCAGCGGGCGGAGGCCGCGATCCTCCGTCATCTCGGACTGCGTGTCAGCGGTGGCCCGGTTGGAGTCGCCGGAGATCGCGAGGTCCATGGTGGACAGGCCGAACACCGCGCAGATCTTCCGCACGAGGTACATCTGCCACTCAAGGAACTGCATCTCACGGTTGGAGTCACGGAACGGGATGAACTTCGCGTTCTTGCTCCCGCCGATGAACGCCATCGCGCCGCGTCCTGCGACCTCACCCTGCCAGTACGCCTTGAAGGCGTCCACCTGCTCGGCGCGAGCGCCCTCACCGAGATCGAGCATCCCGTCGGGGGCGGCGTTGACGACCTGCCGGTTGTTGTAGGCATGGCCCGACAGCTCGGCATCGATCGTGTTCTTGAGGACTTCAAGCTTGGACAGGCCGACCACGCGGTAGGTGGCCGGGTTCTCCATCATGTAGACCATGTCCGCGTTCTTGAAGCGGTCACGCTCGTACATGTCCGGGTACCAGTAGTACCGGGGCTCGTCGGGATTGGACCCGTCCCAGTAGGCGTTGACCCTGATGGTTGCGCCGTCAACCGGGTGCATGTAGACGAGATCGCCGCGAAGCGTCCGCTCCTTCTCGATGACCCCGGCATCGAGGACGAGGATGTCCTCGATGATCGGCTCGATGAACGAGCGGAAGGAGTCGACCGTCGGGCTCGGCTGGTGGAACATGTCGGTGATCTGCTTGACGAGCTTGGGGCTCGGCTCAGGCCCGTTGGGATCAAACTTGACGATGTCCCACTCTGACTGGCTGACCTGCGTCTTGCGCACGTCGATGGCGGCCCTGACCCACTCCGATCCCTCGGCCCAGCGCCGGTACATCTTGTGCCGTGGGCGTCCGATCCGGCCCTTGTCGCCGATCGCCCAACTGCCGCCTTGGTTGCTGATGACCGAGGCGGTGCTGCTGGACGGGATCTCCTTGGGGCTGGTGCGGAAGCCGCGAAAGAACTCCGTCACGGCGCTCATCGACCCGGCTCCCTGAAGTGCGCTGACACGATTGAGGAGAACACCCCATTGACATGGTCGACGGTGGCTCGCTGATTGGCCCTGTCGATGGCATCAGAATACGTGTACCTGACCGTGTCCATCCCGCTCATCATGTCGAACAGGTGCGGCGGGACCGTGCGCCTGCCATCCCGGAAGACAAGCTCGAATGGATCGAGCGGCTCGTCTTTCTTCTTCCGGCCAGATCCCGGAAACGCTAGCGGCATACCTACCTCCGAACGGAACCGAAGAAGAAGCCGCCTCCGCTGAGATCCATCGACAGACCAAGCGCGTCGATCATGTCGTCGTGCCCCTTGGGGAAGCTGAGCTGTTCCCGCTCGAAGTCACTTCCTTCAAGCGAGCTGTGGTGGAAGACCTTGTGGGCCTCGTACTTCGCGGCGACGGCCCGGGCACGGGTCACCTTGTCGGTGTCCTGCTTGCGGCCCTCGATCGGGATGCGCGGGTAGTCCCGCATCACCTCTTGGATCAGTGTCGACTGGAACGCCTGCGACTCACAGACCACGAGGCCCATGTTCGGATAGGCCATCCAGCCATCGTTGATGAACTCGGCATGGTGCGTCTCGCGCTTGTCGCGATAGACAGCCAGCACGTAGAAGTTGCCGTTGTCGTTGTCCTCGGCCGAGATGACCCGGGCCGTGTAGTCGGCTCGCTCCTTCTCCGATGACGCTAGGTCGACGCCCATCCTGATGGTGTACGAGCCTTCCGGCAGGACCGAGAAATACTGGTAGTTCCGCTTCAGGAACACGTTGCCGGTCATCAGGCCGCTGATGTCGTTCTGGTACGAGCAGCTGAACAGGGCCGAGCCCATCATCAGCCGCTCCTCGTACAGCCGTGCCAGCGGCCAGTAGTCCTCCCAGTAGCTGAACTCGTTCCCGTCCTCGTCGGTCTGAATGGCCTGCACGATCAGGTGCCGCCACCCGAGGCCACCCTTCTCGGGATCCTCGATCAGCTTCTGGTACAGGTCATCCTCGGCCCACCGGGTGCCGAGGATGATGATGATGCCGCCCGGGACGAGGCACGGCTTGAGCGTCTTCCAGAACCACGTCTCGACCTTCTCGCGGGCCTCCGGCGTGGCCGTGTTCTCTTCATCGAGGATGTCATCGCAGATGATGACGTCGAACCGCTTGGAGATGATCGCGCCGCCCGCACCTGCGGAGTACAGCGTGACGTCCTTGCTGCCCGCCCACTTGCTGTCGGCCCGCAGCCACTCGACGTCTGTCCACTTCTGGGAGGAGCGGAGGTTGCCGAACAGCTCGTGCTGCTGGGCGTTGGCTTCGAGCGTGTAGCGGATGGCCCGGGAGAAGTCGTTGGACTGCTTGGCCGTGTTCGAGATCAGGCCGATCCGGATGTCCTTCTCGACGCTGATCTTGTGGGCGATCTTGATCGTGTTGCCCCACGTGGTCTTGGCCGAGCCACGCGGCATGAGCACGACGCCGTTCTGGCGCTTCGCGAAGCACTCATCGATGAAGTCCACCATCAACCGGTGGTGGGACTCCGCCTCGTAGCCGAAGACGTACTCGCCGTAGGCGTAGACGTCAGTCGGGGCGAGTGTTCGTAGGATGAGCCCCCGCAACTGCTCCCGGTCCGAGTCCGA